CCTTTGGTTTTTCTGATTCTGATATGCTGATGTCGTCAAGACGAATTTTGACGGAAGTTTCTTTTCCGCAATTACTACACAGAACCTGTGGTTTTACTTCTTCGCCAACAGACTTTGCTCGTATTTGTAGGAAAGCGTATTCTGCATCGGCTGCACAGATTTTTCGCGTGTCTACTGTTCCGTTTGTGCAAACAGAAATGACATTACGCATAGCGTCATTTATCTGATTGGTGCTTTTTGATTGCAGAGCCATCAGCAGTACCTTTTCTTCTTTTACCAAGAATGGGCGGTACTTTACCGTCATTCCTGATATTGGAAGAGTCATGGTGTACTGTGGAATAGCCGCATTAGACAGATTCAGAGAAATCATGGTGATCCTTTCAACGAAGACATAATCTATTTAGACCGAGTTGTTATGGTTTTCTATTTGAGTTGAACCCTCTTTGGTTTCTAAAGAGGGGTTGTGCTGTTTGTGGGTCAAACTTGGACAGGTTTCCTAGAGGATTGACGCTGTATACGGATCCCCCGATATTTGTGTACTGGTTTGAATTTTGCGATAGTATCTCGTTTATGGTGCGATTGCCTTGATTTTGTGGCTGTGGCATACCAAGATACTCTGGTGTGTATTTTCTGAACGACAGTGTTATGTCTTGTTTCAGATAGTCGTTTTCTTTGTCGTATCCTACCTGAACATCTCCCATCATTTTTGGATACGCCTCTTCAACAAACACACGATATGAAGGCATATCGTCCTTCGTCATGACTTTTATCTCTAGTGTAGTCACATAGTTTTCGTAGTACTCAAATTTGTAGTTGCTTTTGCTGCAAATCAAATCCATCCAGTCTTCAAAGAATTGTCGCTCTCTCATGTCGGATGAAAGCACTATTGATGCTGTGAGTTCTCCCGAATATATGGGTTCATACGGCATATTTCTTGCTGGACCATAGAACCTATATGGAGTTGTTGAGAAAGAACGACCTGGTATCGTTATGTTGTCACATCTCACAGTCAAGTTTTCCATAGTTTGTCTGTCGCCCTTGATGAAACCAGCAGGGACTTCAAATGTGACTTCGTAACGATTGCTGAAAGCCAGTCCCGAGCGGTAAATGCTGTCAACTATAGAGTTGATGTTTGATGGGAACATTGACATTTATCGTAATCCCTTCAGTACTTTTCTTCGGCTTTCTGTGTATACCGTTGTCTGTTTGGCGGTGATGAATCGTGAAGTGTTTGACGCAACCATGTCTTCCCAAAGTTCAAAAGGCACTATTGCTGGTCTTCGTTCCATCCCTTTCCATTTGTATTTTCTGTAGCATGGTTTGAAATAAATGAATTTTCGTTTTGCTGCTAGTCTGTCGTAGTTCACCATGAGGCGAGTTCTCCACTCCTCTGCTGCCTTTATTGTGGGCAATTCTCTCATAATGGAGTCAAACAAGAACTTTCTGTTCACTTCGTCTACGAAGTGGACATTCACCCCATCAAACCCCCCTCTATACACATCTGTAATTAGAACCAATGGAAAACGATCATAGTATGTATTTCTTGAAATAAAAGATTCGCTGATTGGTCTATATTTAAAAAATACCATCTGACCAGGCATCAGGCGATTGGGTATGGACAGTTGTTGTGCTTTTTGCATCAAACGGACGAATCCGATGTATGTCTGGTCTGTTCCGCCTATGGCTGCGGTTGTTTCTTCTATCAGGCTTTGTAGGTCTTGTTTGATTTCGTCTGTGTTCATGTCTTCTTCCTGAACAAGTCATCTTCCGTCAATATTTTGAATTCCCATCCCTTCATCTTTGATACTTGTTTGGCGGCTTCCCACTTAGCCTTGTTTGTTATCCATGTTTGAACTTCGGTGATATACCCTTTTGTGATTCGCTTTTTCTTTTCTGGCTCTTTGCACTGTTTCTTTGGTTTGATCTCTACGAGCCAAGTTTTTATTCCGTCGCTGGTGTTGATTTCTACCAAGAAGTCCACGAAGTAGCGGTGCTGTTTTCTGTCTAGTGGATTGATGTACGGTATGACTACTTCTTCTGATGCCCACCTTATGACGCTGCTGCTGCTATCACAGAACTTCATAAATCGGCGTTCCCACATACTTCTGTATACTATTTTGGTGGGATCACCGATGTATTTGGTCGGATTCTCTGGATGAAATTTACCTTTGTATGCCATACATAAATATGTAGCCGCTTTCAAAAGGAAATTCTATGTCTGCTATTCCACAATCACTGTTTGATCCAGCGTTTACAACCAGTGGCAAGCCCTTTATTTCTACCAATAGAGAGGGAAGCGGTAAATTTTCACAGCAATTGTTCAACAGCCAGATCACTGACTCTGTGACTCAAAGTCTTGAGGGAACCCCGAAAATGCAGAGGGGTTCTCGCAAAAAGCCTTCTATAATGAAATATCCGATAGACATCGGAACCGCTCAGGTTCCCCATGCTATGCAGTTCAAGATTTTCTGGAGATGGGAATCCAAGGATCTTACGGAGGGATTGAACTCTGCTAAAGCCGAGTCATCAAAAAGAATAGGAAACATGAACACATTGGCTAGCCTTATTGATGGAGGAAATCTTACTCCCGATATGCTTGCCAGAAGTCCTCTGAACGATGATCAGGTTGCTGCTCTGAAGGACTTGGTGAATGACCCATCTTATGTAAGAGCGGTAGATCCGAGCAGTAATGATAATATTGCTACTCTGTTGCAGACAAATCCAGGCAAAGCCAGACAAATACTTGAACAAACCGTTTGGGCAGAGCAGTCACGGCTGTCCAGCATAGAGGCTGAACTCACTAATGGCGCAGGAAAGATTGGTCTGGATGAAAGAGAACGATTGCAGGTTCAGAACAGATTGAGTGAAAATATAGAATCGGGCAGCGTTGGACAGGGAGTAGTTAATACTGCTGCTTATAGCGGTATCGGGGGTCTTGCAGCAGGAGCCATTGGTCTGTTGACTGGTGCTGGTGTTCGCGGGTCTTTGACTGCTGCTGGTGTTGTTGCTGGAGGAGGTCTAGCAGTTGGTCTTGCTGGAGTTGCTGGTGCTGCTGTTGCCAAAGAATTCAAAACCGAGGCTGTGTATGATCAGATGGTTTCCATCTATCTTCCGTTTTGTACCAAAGTGAACAACGAAGACTCATTTCAATACGAAGACAGCAATCAGTCCGTAGCGGGTGCCGCATTTGATGCATTGGGCGGTGAATTGTCTCCGTCTTTGCGACAAGGAATAGCAGCAGGAGCGCAGATTCTCGGAGACAAGTTTGCTGGTGGTGCGGTTCAGTCTGCAAGAGGAGAGGTCATAAATCCAAGACTTGAAAAACTATTCAGGCAAAAAGACTTTAGGAATTTTGCTTTCTCTTGGGAGTTCTATCCTAGAAACAAAGCAGAGGTTGATACCATCCGAGATATAATAGAAACATTCAGATATCATGCTCATCCAGCGACATCAGAAAATGCTGGAACAGATGAATCCAATCAGGTACAGATTGTTTTGCGTACACCTGCTGAGTTTGAAATTCGGTTCTTGTCTTCCAATCCAAACATAAATCAAGTTGGATTTGTAGAAAACGAGTATCTGCCAAAAATCGGAAGATGTGCTTTGAACAGTATATCTGTGGATTACACAGCGAATTCTATCTTCAGCACTTTTAAAGACAACTCACCAACAGCAATTACCATGACACTCAACTTCAGTGAAATGGGACAACTAACACGCGAAACCGTGGATAAGGGCTTCTGATGCCGTACTTTTCAAAGTTTCCTGTACTACAGTACCCTGTCAGGGATGGGTCTGCTTTCAAGTTTGTTTTTGTGACAAACTTGCTTAGACGAGTAGCCTTGAATGACGATTTGAAGTCAAGTGATGGTGCTTTCATAGAGTACAGCATAAAAGACGGCGAGCGTCCAGAACACATAGCCGAAAGAGTATACGGAGATCCTTCGTATCATTGGTTGGTCATGATGACAAATGACATTATAGATCCGTATCACGGATGGTACAAGTCAGGACAAGTCATGGAGGACTACATCCAAAAGAAATACGGATCAACCTCTGTCTTTTTTGCGAATCAACAAGACGGCTTTTTGTTCAACACCAATTTCAATAGCGGCTGCACTTTATGGCAGAACGGTTTGGGCTATCGTGTATTAGATTACTCTGCTCCCATGTGCAAATTTACTGTTGCTGGATATGGATACACCACTGGTTCGGGCAGCACTTCATTTGTGGAACTTCCTGCTATAGATTCTGTCAACTACATGAACGATTCCTATGCAACCAGTGGTTTTCCTGGAACATGGGGCGGATTTGAATTTACTGTCACCCGTGTAGAAATTGATGGGGAATCTTCTATACCGCAATCCGCTCGGAACGAGATGAAGTCAGTTTCTTCTTATTGGCTGAAGTGCGTAAAGACTAGTGCAGCCAACGGACGGGTCACAGTTTTAGACATTCGCCCAAACACCTTTGAGCAGGGAAATCTATATCGGGTTAGTAGTTATGTGTATTCAAACGACTCTGGATTGTCCTTGTTGAATTGGCAATCAGACAATCTTGCGCTGAATAACAGAGTTGCGGTAGAAAAGTATGATTCGTCTATGCGCGGCAAAATAGCCAGAATCAAAACAGATTTCTACACACAGGTGGTGAGCGGTACTAACGGTAACATAATGGTTCTCAGAAGCGGAACCAGTAACCCCGTGAACACAGTTTTTTACATCACTGGTGTAGAAGTGACCAAGGTCAATACAGCAGACATCAACATTAAGCGTGTTGAGCCTTCTACTAATGCAGTACACCATTTTGAGATCACCAGACCATCTGGCGTTTGCTCGGCAAACGAGAGAATGACGGTTGATCCTCTTACAAAGGAGTCTTCCGAGTATTCTCTTTTGGGTGGAGTAGTCGGTTCCACGGGAAATGAGTACCCTTCTTCCACGCAAGGAGTGTCCTATGTTGGTTCTGGCGTTGTTGCTTTCGGAGAAACATTTGTTGGACGATATATGGGTTTGTGTGGATCGGCAAACAACAATTATGCTGTGAGCAACTACTTGAATGAATACAGGTTGAATGATGAAAAGAGAACCATCAAGATTTTGCATCCGCGATACAAGCGTGATGCTCTTGAACAACTTGAATCACTTTTGAGAGTCTAACATGAGTAGTATAAGTGGACATGGCGGAGAAGCACTTGCAGCAGGAAACTACAAACTAGAAAAGTTTGTGTTGCACTCCCTTGTCAGTGGTTCAGAATTGAATCTCACTGGATTGTTTAGGTACATAGAGATATACGAGGACATATTTTCTCCGTATGTCACCGCAAAGGTATTCGTGGAAGACGGACACAACTTTCCAGAACGATTCCCTATTACTGGACAAGAAAAGATTACGCTTTCATTCAAGACAGACATAGACTCTTTTCAGCCAGTAGAACTGGTGTTCCGAGTTTATCGTTTGGATACCGTAGAAATAGATCCAAACGGAAAATCGCAGAGGTATGTTCTGCATCTGATGAGTGAGGGTGGATACTTCAATTTTTCGGAGTATTGTGGATACGCTCTCAGTGGTTCTGTAGCAGATATGGTTCGGACTGTATTCAAGAAACATTTTCCCGAGTCGTTGTGGACTGATCGTTTGTTTGTAGAGACTACTAGAGACAACTACTCGTTTGTTCTGTCTGGATTTTACACTCCATTCAAAGCCGTTAGTTGGCTTGCAACCAAAGCGTTTGCTGCAACGGGAAAAGAATATAGTCCGTTTTTGTTTTACGAAACACTAGACGGACATAGGTTTCAAAGTATATCCAACATCATTGAGACTGGTTCATCTAACATCACCACATACTTGTACACTGCGCCTAACATAGGAATAGTGTCTGGTGAAAAGCAAAATCTGGGTTTTGATAGTGTCTTGCCAACACGATATCACAAGATACAGAAATTGGAAGAGTTGAATCGTTTTGATGCAGCAGAGAATATCATGTCTGGCACAGTTTCTTCTCGTCTGATTGTTCATGACTTGCTTAGGAAGCAGGCGCGCGAATCAGAATTCTTTGAGTCTGATGTGTTTGATAGCATGAAAAAACTAGGAACAAACAACCACTTCAAGCCACAAGATCCTGATGCGCGAAGACTTCTATCTAAAGGTACATCGTATTTCTATTTGCCTTCAACTGGATATACTGTACACAGCAAGAGCAATCCTATAGAAGACAATTTTAAGCCAGAGGCACTACACTTAAAACGGAACTATCACATCAATACATTTCTTACTCAAAAACTTGTAATACAGGTTTTTGGAGATAGCAGGCGTAGAGTTGGAGACATTGTTAAAATACGAGTGCCAAAACCACAGTCTGATGTTACATCTCTTGATGATCAGGATGATAAGAACATGAGCGGAGAGTACATGATCACCACGGTCAAACACACTCTTTCTACCTCATACAGTTGCAAGTATGAACTTTCTAGGAATTGTATGGGGGTGTAATGAAAGGTTCTTTAGGAAAAGAAGGATTTGTTTGGTGGCACGGTGTTGTTGAAGACACTGCGGATCCCATGTATCTTGGGCGATGCCGTGTCAGAATATTTGGCTTTCATTCTGCTGATCTTGTTGAACTTCCCACAGCAGCACTACCGTGGGCGTATCCCATGCAGCCCATCACCAGTGCTGCGGTTTCGGGAATCGGTCAGTCTCCTACGGGTCTGCTTGTTGGTTCCCATGTGTTTGGATTCTTCAGGGACGGGGACGAAGCGCAAGATCCTGTAATGATTGGATCGTTTGGTGGTGTTCCGCTTGAGCAAGCAGACACAAGCAAAGGCTTTGCTGATCCAAGCGGGCGGTATCCTGCAAAGCCTTCTGATGTAGAGGCAAAGAAGTTTCCAATTGGCGTTTCGGTGATTGGAGAGCAGGACACCAATCGCCTTGCCCGAAACGATGACGAAGAAAAGATGAAGGGTACGGTGGCTGCGTACAGGGCTTCCACCGTTCAGGTGGACATTCCAAGCACACCAGACATTGCAGGCGGCGGCAAGTGGAGCGAGCCACAGACACCGTATGCGGCAGAGTATCCCAAGAACCATGTGAAGTATACCGAGAGTGGACACATTGAAGAATGGGATGATACACCTGGCGCAGAGCGAATTCACCAGTTCCACGAGTCAGGAACATTCACCGAAATCGGCAGCGGTTGGCAGAACAATCCAGACGGAACCCGTGTGCAGCGAATCGTTGGCGATGACTATGAAATCGTTCACGGGGACAAGAAGGTTTACATCAAGGGACAGCAGGGACTGAATCTTGTGATTGACGGCGCAATCAATCTCACGATCAATGGCGGCGGCAATATTCAGATCAATGGCGACACAAAAATACTGGCAAAGAACAATGTTGACTTGCAGATTGAAGGCTCGCTCAAGGCTTCAGGCAAGACCATTGAGTTCTATGCGGATGGCGATATCGGATTCTCTGGCAGAACGATTACATTCATCACGGACAGCAATGTAATGG